AGTACAGCATCAGCTGTAAGTGGATCTAGTGGTTCATCAGGAACTACAGGTTCTTCAGGTGTAGCTGGAAATAATGGTGCTAGCGCATTAAGTGGAACAAGTGGTACATCAGGTTCAAATGGTTCAAATGGAAACGCAGGAAACTCAGGATTAAGTGCAACTTCAGGTACTTCAGGATCTTCAGGTTCAAATGGAAATGCTGGAAATAATGGAGCATCAGCTGTAAGTGGAACTAGTGGTTCAACAGGTTCAAATGGTACCTCAGGAAATGCTGGAAACTCAGGTTTAAGCGCAACTTCTGGAACTTCAGGTTCAACTGGAACTAACGGTTCATCAGGTGTAGCAGCAACAGCCGGTATTAGTACAATAAGTGCTACTTCAGGTTCATCAGGATCTAATGGTTCAAATGGTATAAATGGTGTAGCTGGTACTTCAGGTGTAAGTGCACTCTCAGGAACATCTGGATCTTCAGGTTCAAATGGTATTTCAGGTAATGCAGGTACTAATGGTGTTAGTGCTGTAAGTGGAACTTCAGGTTCAACAGGATCTAATGGTACTTCAGGAAACGCTGGAAACTCAGGTGTATCAGGAGTAAGTGGTACTAATGGTACTACTGGTTCTAATGGTACTTCAGGAAACAATGGTGCTAATGGTAACTCAGGTAACTCAGGAGTTTCAGGAACTTCAGGTTCAACAGGATCTAACGGTACTTCAGGAGGTGCTGCTGTAGCAGGAGTTAGTACAATAAGTGCTACTTCAGGTTCATCAGGATCTAATGGTACTTCAGGAGCTGCAGGAAATTCAGGTGCAAGTGCTGTATCAGGAACAAACGGAACTTCAGGTTCAAATGGTACTTCAGGTAACGCTGGTAACTCAGGAAACTCAGGAGTAAGTGGAGTATCAGGAACATCTGGATCTAATGGATCAAACGGAAACGCAGGAAACAACGGAAACTCAGGTGTATCAGGAATAAGTGGAACTAATGGTTCAAATGGATCTAATGGTGCTAATGGTGCTAATGGAGCCGGTGGTGTATCAGGTTTAAGTGGAACTAATGGTTCAAATGGATCTAATGGTAATGCTGGTGCTTCTGGAAATTCAGGAGTAAGTGGTACTTCAGGTACAACTGGTTCAAACGGTACTTCAGGAAATTCAGGTAACTCAGGAAACTCAGGAGTATCAGGAGTAAGCGGTACTAATGGTACCTCAGGTTCAAACGGTACTTCAGGAAACTCAGGAAACAATGGAGCTTCAGGAAATAGCGGTGTAAGCGGTACTAACGGAACTTCAGGTTCAAACGGTACTTCAGGAAACTCAGGAGCTAATGGTAATTCTGGTAACTCAGGAATTTCAGGAACCAATGGTTCAAATGGTTCAAACGGAAACAATGGTAACAACGGAGCTTCAGGAGTATCAGGAGTAAGCGGTACTAATGGTACCTCAGGTTCAAATGGTACTTCAGGAAATGCTGGAAACAATGGTAACTCAGGTAACTCAGGAATATCAGGAACTAATGGTTCAAATGGTTCTAATGGAAACAACGGAAACGCTGGTAACTCAGGAGCTTCTGCTGTAAGTGGAACCTCAGGTTCATCAGGTTCAGCAGGATCAAGTGGTATTGTTGGTGGAAATGGTATAAGTGCAGTATCTGGTACAAATGGTTCCTCAGGATCTAATGGTAACAATGGAAATGCAGGAAACTCAGGAGTAAGTGGAGTATCAGGAACTACAGGTTCAAACGGTTCTTCAGGTAACTCAGGAAACAATGGTAACTCAGGTAACTCAGGAGTAAGTGGAGTATCAGGAACTTCAGGTTCAAACGGATCTAATGGAAATGCAGGAAATAACGGAAACTCAGGATTGTCAGGAGTATCTGGTACAAATGGTTCCTCAGGATCTAATGGTAACAATGGAAACGCAGGTAACTCAGGAGTATCAGGAGTAAGTGGTACTACAGGTTCAAATGGTTCTTCAGGTAATGCTGGAAACAATGGTGCCTCTGGAAACTCAGGAATTTCAGGAACCAATGGTTCAAATGGATCTAATGGTAATAATGGTGCTAATGGAGCCGGAGGATTATCAGGAGTATCAGGAACTAATGGATCTAATGGTTCAAATGGTAACAACGGTAATAGTGGTGCAAGTGGTGCTAGTGGTACCTCAGGAATAAATGGAACAAATGGTACAAGTGGTGTAGCAGGTACAAGTGGTCAATCAATTAACGGTACATCCGGTATTAGTGGTGGTGTATTTACTAACCAACCTAACTACTTAGTAAGAACTACAAGTACAACAACAGTACAAAGTGTATCATTCTTATATGCTGATGTTACTAATAGTAGATTAGGTATTAACACTGCAAGTCCTGGTAGATTATTAGACGTAAATGGAGAAGTAAGTTTCTCTAGTGATTTAGTATACTGGGATCCAGTTTATGACTCTCTTATAACAGGTGATACTAGTGGACCAGGTCTTGCATTAACAGCTAAATTTTACCCAGGAACAACTTCAATACTTACTAGTCCAAACCAAGCATCTTTATTTGTTCAAGGAACAATAATTTCAGGTCAATTATCTGATTCAGCTATGAGTGCAGGTCAATTAGTATATTATAAAGCCGGTACAGGAACATGGGCATTAGCAGATGCTAATTCAGGAGCAACTACTGATTATTTATTAGGAATAGTACTAAAAACAGCAGGAGCAGGATCTTCAGCAATTTCAGTATTAATTGATGGTATATATAGTACAACATATGTTAATAACGTATCAATAGCAGGAGATCCAGTTTATGTATCTGAAACAACAGGTAACGTTACAGGTGTTGCTCCTACAACATCAGCTTCATTAGTAAAAGGAGTAGGACAAGTAATTGCTATTAATGGATCTTATTATACTATAAGATTTAATCCTGATACAATATATTATACTAACGGATAATATAACTTGGTATTCTAAGTAATTTTACGTATATTTATGGGAAATAGACTGTTATGCAAAAATTGTTATTTATTGCCCCACATTTATCAACAGGCGGACTCCCACAATATTTAACTAAAAAAATAGAATTACTCAAAAATGAATTTGAAATTTATCTTGTAGAATGGGTAGATTGTACAGGAGGTGTTCTTGTAGTTACAAGAAATAAAATAGTAAATTTAATTGATTCTAATAAATTCTTTACCTTAGGTGATAATAAACATGAATTAATTAACATTATACAACAAATTCAACCGGATATAATTCATTTAGAGGAAATTCCCGAATTCTTTATGGATGATGAAATTGCTCGTCAAATATACGTGCAAAATCGAAATTATTCATTAGTAGAAACATCTCATGATTCATCTTTTGATACAGATAACAAACGATTTTTCCCGGATAAATTTATGTTTGTATCAAATTGGCAAATTCAACAATATAAAGATTTAAATATTCCTAAAGTATTAGTAGAATATCCAATTGAATATATTAATCGCCCTGATAGAAAAGAAGCATTACTTAAATTGGGATTAGATCCTAATAAAAAACATGTTTTACACGTTGGTTTATATACATCAAGAAAAAACCAAGCAGAATTTTTTGAATACGCCAAATCATTCCCAGATGTAGAATTTCATAGTTTAGGAAACAGAGCCGATAATTTTAAATGGTACTGGGAACCTTTAGCTCAAAATCAACCATCAAATTTAACCTGGTGGAATGAACGCTCAGATGTAGATGCTTTTTATCAGGCAATGGATTTATTTTTATTTACATCTCGTGGACATGATAAAGATAAAGAAACAATGCCTTTAGTTATTAGAGAAGCAATTTCTTATCAAATTCCTACTTTAATATATAATCTTCCTGTTTATTTAGATTATTTTGATAAATTTGAAACTATTAATTATTTAAAGTTTGATGACTTTAAAACTAATTGTGATAAAATTGCTGAAAAATTAGGTATTAAAGAATCAAATCCAAATGAAGAAATATTTATTTTATCGACATTTCCAATAAGTGATGCTGTAATTGAAACTACATTAAAAACAATAGATTCAATTCATGCTCGAGGAACTAAAGTATTAGTTACATCTCATATTCCTGTTCCTTTTGAAATTGAAGCAAAAGCAGATTATGTTGTTGTAGATAATAATAATATTTTAACAAAACATACTTATTATTGTAATTATTGGGCTGACCATTTAGACCATAAAGTATATATTAATTTAAGAGGAAATGATAATGATGTTTATCATGGACCTAGTGTACATTCTAATTACGTAAATGGAGCTGCGTTAGCTAAAAATTTAGGATATAAAAAATTATTTTTCCTTAATTTTGATTACACAATACAATCGGTACATCACATAGATAAAATTTCAAAAATATTAGATAACAAAAAAGCATATTTTGGTAAATATAAAGCTTCGGAAGGTGATGCTTTACATACTTATTTTTGTGCTGTTAATTCTGATTTCTTTTTTGATCATGTTCATCAAATATTTAATGCTGAAGAATATGAACATTTACGTTATCAATTAGGAAGTGAAAGTAATGGACTTGAAAATATGTGGTATCATATATTTAAAAGAAGTTCAGATAAAATTCATTTTGAAGATATTGAATTGTTTGAACAAAAAAGTTTAGAAACTTTTAACCATCATGATTTTTCTCAAGTAGAATACTTTACAGTTTTACCTACTAATATTCCAAATACATTTGCTCCTTATATTAGAATTTCTAATAGTAAAGAATCAAGACTTATTCAAATTACAGTACGTGATAAAGATAAAAATGAAGTATTCTTTGATGAACTAAATGTAGAAAGTAAAATAGATTATTATAAAGTTCTTTCATATGAAGAAGGAATGGAAGTCGAATATAAAATTAGCAATTATCATAAAATCCTTAAAAAAATTACCATTCAGGTAACAAACTTGGAATTTAATGGTAAATTAGAAATAAAAAATCCAAATACAAAAATTAAATTAATGCATTTGGTTACTGAACCCGAAACTAATCCTAAAGAAATTCGTTCAGTAGAAAATATTAAAGATTTTTGTAGTAAAACAGGTATTAAATACGAACAAAGAATAAATAAAATTTGGACAGAATTACCCCCAGTAGATACTTGCGCTAGACCTCAAGATGTTCAAGATAAACCTGGATATTATAAATTAGCCCCTGGGCATTATGGGTGTTATTTAGCACATAAAAATGCTATATGTGCTGAAGATAATAATGAATATGATTTTGTATTAATTATTGAAGGTGATGTTATAATTGATAGTGATTATCAAGAATTGTATGAATCATTAATTAGATTTAATAAATTATCATATCAAACAGATATGGATATTATTGGTTTTGGTAATCCATGGCAAGATAGAAATTTAAATGGCCCTAAAATTGAAGACATTTATACAAATGTAACCCCATTTATCCCAGCACAATCATATTTGATTAATAATCTTAAAACTAAAAAAATTAAAGAATTATTAGAAATACTTCCTTGGGATGCTATTGATTTATGGATGTGTAATGTTGCTCAATTAAAAATAGGAACAGCCGAAAAAATATACACAAAACACCTTCCTGGTTTTAGTATTATAGAACAAACCATTAAAGATAGTAAAACTGATAACCCATTAATATTCGTTCAAGAATGAAAATTTGCCAAGTAGATCCAGGTTGTGGTATCCCTATTCCTCCTCCAGCATGGGGAGCTATTGAAAAAATAGTATGGGAATTTTATAATAATTTAAGAGAATTAGGGCATGAAGTAGATATTAAAATGACCTCTCATATCCAACCAGGAGAATATGATATTGTACATTGCCATGTTGCTAACTTAGCAATCCAATTAGCTGAAAGAGGGATTCCTTATATATATCAATTACATGATCATCATGCTTATCATTATGGTAAAGATTCTTATGTTTATAAGGAAAATCTAAAAGCAATTGAAGGTTCTGTTATATCTTTAATGCCTGCTCGTTTTTTAGTTGATTATTTTGAACATCCAAAATGTGTATATTTTTCTCATGGTGTAAACACAAATGATTTTTATCCAATCAAAAAACCTACACCAATAAATCCAAAATTATTGATGGTAGCAAATAATGGTTTAGCAGGCAATGCTACATTTGATAGAAAAGGATTTACATATGGTTTAGGACTAGCAATGCTAAATAATCTTGAAATAACCATAGCAGGCCCCTCAGATAATAAAAGATTTTTTAATGATCATTTATGGATGTTAAATTATTCTAAATTAAATTTGGTATTTGATACTCCTAATACTAAATTGTTAGAATTATATCATGAACATGATATTTTTGTCCATCCAACTATGTTAGAAGCTGGACATCCTAATTTAACAATGGTTGAAGCAGCAGCTGCTGGTTTACCTATTATTGCTGATTGGGAAAGAGAAACAGATTTTCATGGTGCTTGGAGAGCTCCTAGAGATATATTTGAAATGGATAAAGGTTTAAAAGATATTGTATTAAATTGGGAATCATATAGACAAAGAGTTTTCAATACATCTAGAGAATTATCATGGTTTAATCGTTCAAAAGATTTAAAAGTTATATATGAAAGAAGTCTTAATTAAAGAGTATAATAATATTATTCAATTAAATTTACCTTATAAAAAAGATGTAAATAAATTCAATTTCCATTTTTTAAAAGGGGCATTTTTAGAAATATTAGGTTCTGAATCTAAAAAATATATTATTAGATTTATCGATAAAGTAAATGATAAAATCATTTACGAAACCGAAATTACAAACAATATGTGGACCCAACCCGGTATTGAATATTTTATAGAATGGAGAATTGAAGTATATGATAAAGAAAATAATGAATTAGTATTTGAACATGATTATAATGCTCAAAATAAAAGAGTTTATATTCATTTAGAATCATCAGCTATTGGAGATACATTAGCATGGTTTCCTTTTATTGATGAATTTAGAAAAAAACATCAATGTCACGTAATTTGTTCTACATTCCATAATGAATGGTTTGAAAAAGAATATCCTGAATTAGAATTTGTTAGTCCTGGAACTGAAGTACATGATTTATATGCCATGTATAATATAGGTTGGTTTTATGATAATAAAGAGGTTGTTAAAACAAAAATTCCAATTGATTTTAAACAACATCCTCTTGGTGAAACAGCATCATCTGTTTTAGGATTAAAATATAATGAAATTAAACCTAAAATAACAATACCTACTAAAACTAAACAAATTGATGGTAAATATGTAGTTATTGCTCCTCATGCTTCTGCTCATGCTAAGTATTGGAATCATAAGGGTGGTTGGCAAGCTGTAATTGATTATTTAAATGAGCAAGGTTACAAAGTAGTAATGATTACTCATGAAAAATTAGGAGATAAATGGCATGATTCTAAATTAGGTGGAACCTTAAAAAATGTAATTGATAAAACCGGAAATTATCCACTTGAAGATAGAATGACCGATATAAAATATGCTGATGCTTTTATAGGTGTTGGTAGTGGGTTATCTTGGCTAGCATGGTCTATTGGTACCCGTGTAATTTTAATTTCAGGATTTAGTTTACCTTATAGTGAATTTACTGATTGTGAGCGTATTTTTAATTATGATACTAATGTATGTACAGGATGTTTTAATAAACATTGGCTCAACCCAGGTGATTGGGAATGGTGTCCTGAAAACAAAAATACATACAAACAATTTGAATGTACAAAAACAATCAAACCTTTTAGAGTGATTGAATCTCTTAATAAAGTCCTTAATATTTATTAATATGGATAATATTATTTTATCCCCAGAAGAGTTATCAACTATATTAGATTTAAAAAGTAAAAAAGATTTATTAATTAATAGTTTCGGACATCTAGAAACAGAATACCAAACTAAAAAATTAAATCTTTTAAACCAGTTACAAGAAATTAACACCATTCAAGAAAAATTAGGTGTTTTGTTACAACAAAAATATGGAGAAGGAATAATAAACCTAAATACAGGTACATTTGTAAAAACCTGATTTTGAAAAATTTTTACATATTTATAACAAAACAAAATTAATTTTAAAATGGCAGAAACATTAATATCCCCAGGTGTACTTGCAAGAGAAAATGATAACTCATTTGTATCTACTGGACCTATTAGAAATAGTGCAGCTATTGTTGGACCTACAGTAATAGGACCTAAAGAAGTTCCAACTATTGTTACTTCGTATAGTGATTATACAAGCAAATTTGGTTCAACTTTTTTAAGTGCTAGTAATGTATATTCATTCTTTACATCTATTGCAGCTTATAATTTCTTCGCAAACGGGGGTGAAACTTTATTAGTAACTAGAGTAGTCAGTGGTTCTTATACAAGCGCTACATCTTCATTTGTTTCAGGAAGTACAGCCGGTGCTATTGCTAGTGGTAGTGCATTTACTTTAACTACTGTTTCTGTAGGTGCTATTATGAACAGTTCAAGTTCATTAGACGCTAGTGGTTCATTAGCATCAGGTTCTAATTATAACCTTAGATGGCAAATTCAAAGTTCAAATACCGCATCTGGTACTTTTGATTTATTGATTAGACAAGGTAATGATACTACTAATAACCCAATTATTCTAGAAACTTGGACTAATTTATCTTTAGACCCAACTCAACCAAACTTTATTTCTAAAGTAATAGGTGATCAATATGAAGCTCTTGATCCTAACACATTTGCTGTTCAAACATATGGTAATTATCCTCGTCAATCAAGATATGTTTACGTATCATCTATTGACCAAGATTTCTTAATGCCTAATTACTTTACTAACGGTGGTTATCCAAACCCAGCATATGCTGATTATATGCCTGCTAATACTAGTGGATCTTTTGGAGCCGGTACGGGTGCGGTAAAAGCTGGAGCATTATTTTATGATAAAATTTCATCAACAAATACTCAAGGATTAGTAGCAGATAATTATACAGCTTCTATTGCTGCTTTAGCAAATGCTGATGCTTACAAATTTAATGTATTAGTAACTCCTGGTTTATATAACTCTGATACTAATTACGGTGGTGTAATGACTACTATTATTAACAATACTCAAAATAGAGGTGATAATATTTATGTAGCTGATTTAGTAGCTTATAGTTCAAGTGTTGCCGCTGTTACTCAACAAGCAGGAACTAGAAATACATCATATGCTGCTTCTTATTGGCCTTGGGTTCAAATTACAGAACCAGATTCAGGTCAATTAGTATGGATCCCAGCATCTACAGTAATCCCAGGTGTATATGCTTACAACGATACAGTATCTGAACCATGGTTTGCACCAGCTGGTATTAATAGAGGTGGTTTAAATCTTGTAGTTAGAGCTGAAACTAAATTAACTCAAACACAAAGAGATAACCTTTATACAGGAGCTGTAAACCCAATAGCTACATTCCCTGCAAATGGAGTAGTAGTATATGGTCAGAAAACATTACAGAAAAAAGCATCTGCTCTTGATCGTGTAAATGTTCGTCGTTTATTAATTGCTCTTAAAAACTATATTTCAGGAGTAGCTCAAAACTTAGTATTCGAACAAAATACAATAGCTACAAGAAATGCGTTTTTAGCAGCTGTAAACCCGTACTTAGAAACAGTACAACAAAAACAAGGTTTATATGCTTTCAAAGTAATTATGGATGATAGTAATAACCCAGCTGATGTAGTTGATAGAAATCAGATGGTAGGTCAGATTTATATCCAACCAACTAAAACAGCAGAATTTATTTATCTAGATTTCAACATCTTACCAACAGGTGCTACATTCCCTGGATAAAAAATTTAAAAATTAAATATTTATAATAGAATTAAATAAATAACAAAATGGCAATATTAGATTCCAACGAAATATTTTTCGCATCCATTGAACCGAAACAGGCGAACCGATTTATCATGTATATTGATGGTATCCCTTCTTATGAAATCAAAGGAGTTAGTGCAATCACATTAAATTCAGGTACGGTTCAATTAAATCACATTAACGTTCAACGTTACGTTAAAGGTGTGACAAAATGGGATCCTATTACATTTACATTATTTGATCCTATTACACCATCAGGTGCTCAGGCGGTAATGGAATGGGTACGTTTACACCACGAATCAGTAACAGGTCGTGATGGATACTCAGATATGTATAAAAAAGATCTAACATTTAACGTATTAGGCCCTGTAGGTGATATCGTATCAGAATGGATTTTAAAAGGATGTTTTATTACAAGTGCAAACTTTGGTGAATATAACTGGGATACAGCAGATACAGCAGTAAACCTTACAATGGTAGTTCAACCTGATTACTGTGTATTAAACTTCTAATTAAAAAGAAAATCAAAAGAGCTCGCAAATTTTTGCGAGCTTCTTTTTTTCTCATATATTTATATACGACAATAAAGTTATTTTAAATAAAAATTATGGAAGAAAAAAAATTTAAATTCCCTACAGAAACTGTAGAATTGCCTTCAAAAGGTTTACTTTATCCCGAAGGTCATCCTCTAGCAAGCGGTGTTGTTGAAATGAAATACATGACCGCAAAAGAAGAAGATATTCTTACTAACCAAAATTATATTAAACAAGGAGTTGTAATCGATAAACTATTACAATCTTTGTTAGTTACTAAATTTGATTATGATGATCTATTATTAGGTGATAAAAATGCAATAATGGTTGCTGCTCGTGTATTAGGTTATGGAGCAGATTATACATTTACCTATAATAATGAAGAAATAACAGTAGATCTATCTGAATTACCAACTGTTGATTTTAATGAATCGTTAGTTTTAGAAAAAGGAATTAATGAATTTGAATTCGAATTACCTCATTCTAAAAATAAAATAACTTTTAAACTTTTAGATGGTAGAACAGAAAAAGCTATTGAAGCTGAAGTTAAGGGTATGAAACGTCTTAATAAAAATGCTTCCCCTGAATTTTCTACTAGATTAAAACATCAAATTCTTTCAATAAATGGAGATACTGATGCTAAAAACATTAGAGAATTTATTGATAATTATCTTTTAGCTAAAGACGCATCCGCTTTTAGATCACATTTAAAATCAATCAATCCAGATATCAGAATGGTATTTATGTATGAGGGTACAAACGGTGATGAGGAGGTCACTATCCCTCTACAGGTTCAATTTTTTTGGCCTGACGCCAGAGTATAGATTGCTCTTATTTAGAACTATTCATGAAATAGTTTTTAATGGAAGAGGAGGATATGATTTTGAAACAGTATATAACATGCCTATATGGTTAAGAACTGCTACATATAAATTTATTGCCGATTCTATTTCTAGAGAAAATGAAGCCCAAGAAAAAGCCATCAATAAAAACAAACCAGGTGGAAAAGAAACTTTAGATTGGGTACCACCGAAAAAAAGTAAATAAATCAAATATTTAAAAGGGTATCATAAATTTTGGTACCCTTTAATATTTATAACATATAACATTTTTTTAAATGGCCTCTGCTGAAGATAAAAGAAATAAAAACATGAGAGAATCCAATGAGATTCTTTCAGAAAGTATAGATTTAGCTGGACAGTTAGCTGACCAGATGGCTTATATTAATAAAATAGCCAAAGATAAAGGTACTTCAGATAAAATATCATTAGATTTATCTAAACAAGCAGTTAAAATTCAACAAAATTTAAGTTCTGAATTTTCTAATGTTAAAGACATTGAAAAAGAACTTGCCAAAAATAAAAAATTACAAAACGAATTAGCAAGACAACAAATTTCCTTAAGTAAAACAATAGGAGACCAGGGAAAACAAAATATTGCTAATTATAAAGCTCAAGAATCTAAGTTAAAAGATATTGAAGCAACTCTTTCTAAAGCTAGAGAAGCTGAAGCTGCTGGTGTAGCTGGAGCCGAAGATATGGTGGCTGAATTAGGTCAAGAATTATTCTTACAAAAACAATTAACGGCTCAAATGGAAGAGGAGTTAACTCTTGAAGAAAGACAATATTCTATTCTTGGAGAAACTTCTAAATTATTAGAAACAAATAAAGAATTTCTTGATGATCATTTAAAACGACAAGAAAATATAAATAAAGCTCAAGGAACCTTTGGGCGATCTTTAGAAGCTGGTTCTAAAATAATGGAAAAATTAGGAATGGAAAATACCTTTTTAGGTAAAACCATGTCCAAATTATCAGAAAAAACAAAAGAATTTGCTTACGAAGCCACAGATGGGGGGAAAAAAACTCTTGGTGCTTTTGGTAAATTAGGAGTAATGGCTAAATCTTTTGGTGCTACTTTAAAATCAGCTTTAGGTCCTATGGGACTTATTTTAGGTGCTATAGGAGCTATTACAAAAGCCTATGAAAAAGGACATGAAGCTGCTATAAGATTAAGTGATGAAAACGTTGATTTTGCTAGAACATTAGGTGTTTCTCAAAAAACAGCAAATGGTTTATTAGGAGATGTTAGAGCAATAGGAGGTGCTATGGGTATTACTGGTGGTCAAGCTACAGCAGCTGCCGGAGCTATATATTCGTCATTAGATGGTGCTGAAAAATTATCAAAAAGCACACTTCAAACATTTATGAAATTAAATGTTTTTGCTGGAATGTCAGCTGAAAGTATAGCAGGAATCCAAAAAATGTCTAAATTAACTGGAGAAGATGCTGGAAAAGTAGCCGATGAAATGGCTAGAACCGCCCAATCATCTATTAAAACTCAAAAGGTTAACGTTAGTTTAAGACAAGTTATGGATGGTGTTACTAAAGTATCTAACACCATGAAACTTAATTTTGCAGGCTCAGCTGTAGGATTAACTGATGCCTTTATTCAATCTAAAAAATTAGGTTTAGAATTATCTAAAGTAGAAGATGTAGCTAACAGTTTATTAAATATTGAAGATTCACTTGCTGCAGAAATGGAAGCAGAATTGCTTACTGGTAAAGAATTAAATCTTGAAAAAGCAAGAGAAGCAGCTTTAAATAATGATACTAAAACTTTAATGACTGAAATTGCTAATCAATTTGGTTCTATTGAAGATTACCAAAAGATGAACCGCGTTCAGCAAGAAGCATTTGCTAAATCTATTGGTATGTCTCGTGATGGATTAGCAGACATGTTGGTATCAGCTAAAGAAAATGCAGCCGCTAACACTGATATGGTTAGTGAACAAGATAAAGGAGTTGCAGCAATGCAATCAGCTGTTAAAATGTCTGAAGCAATGGCTGCTGCTGAAGAAGCAAGAGCAAACCAATTTGCTGAAATATTTGAATTATTACATCCCATAGTAGAATTATTCAAAGATATGGGTCCTTTAGTAATAGAGTTAATTAAACCTATTGTTGAAAAATTAGCTCCTATATTAAAGGAAATAATGGAAAAATTACTTCCTATTATTAAACAAATATTTGAATCATTAGCTCCTGTTATTGAAAATCTAATGGATCTTATTGCTCCTATTGTAGATGTGTTTGGAGAAATTGTAATAATGGTAGCTCAAAATCTATCTAGTGCTTTACAAATGATAGTTCCTTTTATTATTGAGATACTAAATGCTGTTAAACCAATATTAGATATCTTTATCCAAATGGCTAAAGATTTCCTTCCAATAATACAAGATTTATTTGCTACCCTTCTTCCCGTTATTCAAGATATACTTAAAGCTTTAGTTCCTATTATTACTGATGTTTTAAAAGTAATGCAACCTATATTACAAGAAATTGCAGGTATTTTTATGGATTTGGTAAAACAATTATTACCTCCAATAAAAAACTTGTTTATGGCTTTAGTGCCTATAATTCAAACTATTTTTGAAGCATTAAAACCTATCATGGATGTAATTTTAGATGCTGTTAAAGAATTACTTCCAATAATTTTAGATCTATTTCAACAATTGATTCCTATAGCAATGGAAATAATTAATGCTTTAATGCCTCTTGTAACAGAAATACTTAATCTTATTGCTCCTATTTTAAAACCAATATTAGGAATATTTATTAAATTAGCAGAATTTTTATTACCGACAATTGTTAATTTAATAAAAATGATTTTACCTTTATTACAACCAATCCTTCAAATATTCACAGGAATAGCCCAAATAATTGGTGGTATCCTTAGTGGTGATTTTAGCAAAGTAGCACAAGGTTTGAAATCAATTGCTGAAGGACTTATTAATTTAGTAATTAAATCATTTGAATTTTTACTAAACCTCCCAATTAAAGCAATTAACGCTATGTTGGATTACGTTCCAGGATTTGGAGGTGATACAATCCCAGAAGTAAAATTCCCTAAAGTAAAATTAGCAGAAGGAGGTATAGTTTCTAAACCAACAAATGCTCTTATTGGTGAAGCAGGACCTGAAGCAGTTGTTCCTCTTAATAGTGATAAGTCTATGAATGTTAATACTAAAGCATTAGAAGCTAAAATAGATAGATTAATTGCTGTTATAGAAAAAGGAGGAGTAGTAATGCTAGATGGACAGAAAGTAGGCCAAGCGCTAGTATTAGGTTCATATAAACAACAATAACTTTTAATTTTTAAATATTTATAAATAAAAACTATGGCACTTTTAGATTTATTAAAAACAAGCACATTAAGCTTATCTGGACAGACTCCAAAAATTGAAAATCAACAAAAATCAAAATTGGAAAAACAGTATAAAGAAGCATCAAAATTAGATTTGACCTCAGAACCAACAAAATATACTGCTAATTTACCTAAATAATAATTAATGGGTTTAGTTACATTACTTACAGAACCGGAATCTTTTAAATTTTACCGAGGAAAGGGTTATACTTATAATCCTAGGGAAGTTTCTTGGGATGCCGGAACTCCTAATAATGATGGAGTTATGGGTAATGGAGCAAAATCAAAACCTTTAATTACAACACCAATTCCATCCTTAGATACTGCTCAATCACCTCAAACTTTAATTGATAGTTTATATAGAGGACAAGGTGTTTTAACTAGAGCAACTATCCAAGACACTGAAAGGATTAGTAAATTTTTAATAAGTGAACAAGGGCTTCAATTTTTAGCAAAAGAACAAGCTTTAATGATCTCTCAAAATATTAGCTTATATGGGAGTGATCTTAAAAGATGGAGATATATTAATCCTGCTTCTTACGTTGAAAATACAGCCTTAGCACCAACAGGAATAAGTGTACCAAATACTTTTACATTTGGTTTAAACCCAACATTTACACGTGAAGGTACTTATGGTGAAATGCCAACGTATAGAACAAATGTTCAACGTAAAGCAGCCCGAGCGGCGAGAAGTGAAGGATTAGTTGATAAAATAACTGTAAGTCCACTATATGAAAGTAAAACAGGTCCTGAAAAAGATTATTTAACAGATACTGTTCCTTTTTATATCCAAAAAATTAATAATGATGGATCTGGAAATAATACTTACATCCACTTCAGAGCTTACATAACAGGATTATCTGATAGTTATGGTGCTGATTGGAAAGAAATTCAATACATGGGTAGAGGAGAAAAGTTTTATTCATATAATGGATTCAGTAGAGACTTAGGATTCAGCCTTCAGGTTCCTGTATTGTCTAAAGACGAACAATCAGCAGTATATAGTAAATTAAATTACCTAGCATCACTAATGGCCCCTGACTATACAGATGGTGGTTTTATGAGAGGAAATTTAGTTAAAATAACTATTGGTGATTACATAACCAATCTTCCAGGTATAATTAGAGGTATTAACTTTGACTTTCCTGATGAAGGAGGTTGGGATATAGCTAGAAATGATTTAGGTGAAAGAGTATCTGGTAGTTATATTATGCCTAAATTAATTGATATTAAAAGTATTAAATTTACACCAATTCATAACTTCATTCCTGAAACGGTTAATAGCTCATTTGTTCTTCCATCAGTAAATTCACCTATATCAATAGATGGTACTCAAGTAAATGCTCCATTTATATCATTTGGTAAAACTGGTGATCCAAATAACAATGCAGGAGGATATAAAAATACAACTTCACCAACTTCAACAAATCTATAATAATGAGTAGATACACATCAACCCCATTAATACCATTTTCAGAAGCTGATGGAAATAAATTTTTTCCCATTCAAAGAAGTACTAGATATCCTGAAATTCCTAAGGATGTAAATGATATATATGCTATTACTACTGAAGGAGATAGATTAGATTTATTAGCTCAACAATTTTATGGAAATACAGATCTTTATTGGGTTATAGCATCTGCTAATCCTGATATAATTCCTCAAAATTCTTTATTCATTCCTGTTGGAACTGAAATAAGAATTCCGTATAATATATCATTAGTTAATACACTTTACAACACAATTAATAGAATATAATATGCCAAAAAATGGAAACATCACTGGCCAGGTTTTTGATGAAGCAGTTACAGATCAAATAACTGCTAGACAAATTTTTATGGGAGCACGTTATAAACATGATGCTCATTTAATTTATGGAAATAACAATAATGCTTTTATTCGTTTAGCATCATCCGTTAATGTTGGAACTGATAAAACTCCAACTAATCCTACAGATCCTGAAGCTCAAGCATTAGAAAGACTTAAAACTCAAGGACAGAATCAACTTAAAGATAGAGGAATTGATGAAAATCTCACAGGAATGGAATTAGCTAAAGCTTGTGTTTTATTCGGTGGAGTAGTAGGTATTGATAATTCTCTTCAACCAAATCGTAAGTTTGGTATTGTAAATAATAATGGTGTTACAAATTATGATTATGTAAGTACTATTGCTGCTTATGGATGGGGTGGAATTTCATCTAAAGGTTTTGTTCCTATGCCTTCAATTGAAGCAGCTGATGTAGGATTTTATAATAGAGGAGCATTATCTAAAGCAACAGTTAAAATCAAAGTTTATTCAGTTGAACAACTTCAAATATTTGATGCTTTATATTTTAGAATAGGTTACACAATGCTTTTAGAATGGGGTCATAATCTTTGGTTAGATTCTAAAAAAGCACAACTTCCTTATGATCCTACTAATAATCCTTTAGTAGAAAGAAAAGAATTTGTAACTGAACCTTTTGGTTTATTTTTTAAAGAAGGTACATCTCAACAAGATATAATTAAAGCAATTCAATCTCAAAGAAAAAAAGATTGTTACAATTATGATGGTATGTTGGGTAAAGTAACAAATTTTTCTTGGACTTTTAATGAAGATGGATCTTATGATATTACATTAAATTTAGTAGGTTTAGGAGATGTAATTGAAACTCTTAAAATCAATACTTCCGTTTTAAAAGATCCAAACGCACAACCAGTAATTGAAAAAAATACTACTGAAGATCTTAAAAAGAAACAAGAAGCAATTGAAAAAGGTAAACAAGCTGCATCTACTCAGGAATCAAATGCTAATCAAGCTAAAACAGATGCTAACGATGCTTATAAGACAAGTATTGATGCTGCTCGAAAAGAATATGATAAACAGTATGATCTTTTAGTAAAAACAGAAAACTTAGTTAAAAAATCAGGAATTTACACTAAAGATATTTCCACATTTTCAGATTCAGCTTCTGGTGCTTCTGCAATATTAAAAAGAATTTCTACTTTAAAGTCGTTAGCTATTAAAAATAATTATAATAATATATCGACATTATTAGGAAATTTATACACACAACAAAGTAAAGTTAAAGGAGCAGAAAAAGCAAAAGAAGATGCAGAAAATGCTGCTGATAAAGCTATTCAAGATGCTGTAAATGCTCAAAAAGCTTATACCGCTGCTGCTCAAAATGTAGCAAAAGCTCAAGAAATAAATCAATTATCTCCTAATACTTCCGTTGAAACTAAAAACAAAACAGCTTTAAATCTTCAATTATATAATTGGAGACAAGATGCAATAGCTGGTAAAAACCCTAATAATTTATTAAAATTAAATTTTATAGCCAACTCAGCTAATTCAGCAACAACCGGAACAAAAACATTAAGTTTAGATTTTTATTATGTACGATTAGGATATTTATTAGATTGGATTCAAGGAAACATCCTTTATTATGATGATACTAAAAAAGCAGATGTTCCAACAACAGATTTCCCCCCTCCAGGAAATCCAATATTCACAATTGATACAAATGTTGAAACAAATTTTTGTTTAAGATTCCCTTCTCAATTCTCATCAGATCCTAGAGTGTGTGTAATTCCTAGTAAATATTCTGATAAAAATACTTCTTGGGATGTTCTCCCAGAATTAAAAGGATACTTAGTAAATGATAATGCCTATACTGGAAGATTGATGAATATGTTTGTCAATATTGACTTTACAGCTGGATGTTTAGATCAAAATACTGATGTAAATGGTAAAACTAATTTACTCAAATTTTTAACATCAGTAATGAATGGTATAAATGATGCTTTAGGTAATGTAAATAAATTAGAACCAATATTTGACCCTGAATCTAATCAATTAAAAATATTAGAAGGAAGTAGTTTAGAAAATATTGAAAAATTACTCTTAGAAGCAGAAGCCAAAAATAATAAAATGGCTATTTTCCAAATATATGGAATTGGAGGGACAGAAGCATTACCTAAGGGAAGCTTCATAACTAATGTTGATTTCCAAGTTCAACTTCCCCCAAATATGGCTTCCATGGCAACAATATCAGCCCAATCATCCGGTAATATTGTAGGAGAAAACGCTACCGGTTTATCAGCCCTAAATAAAGGATTTGTAGATAGATTAATTACTGTAAAATTAGATAAAAATAGTATTGAAGGTTCTCAAAGTGGAAAATTAGATCCTGATAAAATATTTCAAGAAAATATACAAACCGTAGGAAAAAATATTACCGATCTTTATGTGAATAAAAAATTCGCAGTTGATACTATAGAAAGTACTCGTTCAGCTAATAGAGATGTAGCTTTATATTTAACAGGTAATGCTGCTTTAAAAAAAGAAATGCCAGCTCCATTTTTTATTCCATTTAATCTTTCTCTTACTATGAAAGGTCTTTCAGGAATGAGAAATTATGAAAGATTTTCAGTAACAGAAGATGTTCTTCCTTATAGTTATAGAGCAGCAGGTACTCAAAAAGGAGTTATTGACTTTTTAATTAAGGGTATTTCTCATACTATAAGTAATAACGATTGGACAACCAAAATAGAAACATTATCAGTTAGTTCTAATAGAACTGTATAATAATTAAAAATATGCCTTACTATCCAAAATCTAAAATTCAAACAGATTTATTCTCAAATGGAGAATTGGTTAGGTCATCTGATTTTTCTCCTTACGTTGGTCCTTATTATAAATTATCAACCGGAGAAAAATATGAGGGTAAAGATGCTCAATCTTTAAGGTATCCTGAATTGTTAATAAATCTTAAGGATTCTATTCAAACTACTCCTGATGTAGTAATTACTGAAATTAATACTAATATTAATGATTCTCAAGAAGTAGGAAATTATACTTTAAATTTAAAAGAACAATTTGTTCCTCAAAGAGTTCCTGTTCCTTATTATCCTCAACCCACAAGTCAAGAATATCAAGTAGGATATTTTACAAGATATTTTGCCAAACAGGTAAACGATTTTAAATTTATTGAAATAAATCAATCAACTTTTGAAAACTTAGCAGAACACAATGGTGAGTATTTATGGCAATTATATAATGTAGTAGATATACCTTGGCAAATATCTGGAAATGTAGAAAAAGTATATAAAACTAATAGAAATATAGTTAAAATAGAAGAAAATAATGGTTTTCAAGGTTTATCTAGATTCTTAAAAGAAAACTATATTAAATTTTATCAAGGAGCAGATAAAAATATAAGTTCATTATCAAGAGATAATCTTAATGATTTAAGTTCACATAAGTTTGGAGACATGAAATAATTATTTTACCTTAGTGTAAAATAGGTTATAAATGTTTTGGCTAATAGAAACTCAAGATCAAATTGAATATTTGATTAATAAAAAATATAAGGAAGCATTCATTGA